CCGCCACCACAAGGTACTCAACCTCGCTGACGCCGCTCGGGGCAGTCCATGTGCCGGTAGAGGTGAACGTGGCTACGACAGACTGTACGGGTACGGTGTACTTGAGGATGACGATGCCGGAGCCGCCGGCGCCGCCGTCTAATGATGCTTGCGAACCTCCACCCCCGCCGCCACCTGTGTTAGCGGTTCCTGCAACTCCGGCTGCTGCTGGGGAAGCGTTGCTTTTCGCACCTGCTCCGCCGCCTCCGGTTCCTCCTGTGCTTTGTACGGCATCTCCCGGCCCTTGTATGCCACCGCCACCACCGCCTGCGTAGGTAACAGACGAGCCAGAAATGCTTGAGGCTGTTCCATTGCCTCCATTTCCGCCGTTCGGCGCTACACCATTGCTTCCAGCGGCACTAGCACCGCCGCCGCCACCGCCCGGCCAATATGTGCCATCTGCTTGACTGCCGCCGCCGTTGTTACCTTGTGATGGACTTGTGCTTGGCGTATTGCCAGAGCCTCCCGGCCCCGCTGTGCTAGGCGCATTTACACCACCGCCGCCACCGGAACCGCCATTATTTCCAGTCGTGCTATTTGCGGCGCTACCACCTCGGCCTCCAGCGGTTGATGTGATGGTACTGAATACAGAGTCATTTCCATTTGCGCTAACGCTTCCGCCAGCACCAACGGTAATTGAATAATTAGTTCCAGCAGTAACACTAAAGCCGGTTCCAGTTCTAAAACCGCCAGCACCGCCGCCGCCGGAACTGCCATTGTTTGATCCAGCGCCACCTCCGCCACCACCCGCGACGACGAGGTATTCCACCTCCGTCACGCCAGTCGGCGCAGTCCAGTTACCGGATGCGGTGAAGATTTTGTATTCGGTGAATGCTCCGCCGCCTGCAACCTTCGCGGCGAGCAGCAAACTCATAATGCCGCTCATGGCTTAACTCACGTTGCCGTTGATAACGCAGACCGTGCCGGAAATAAACAATATGGTAGCAACACCGCGAGTTGCGAGGGATACCGTGGCCTTGTCGGCGTCAGTTCCGGCAATGTAAGCGGTCGTGATGGTGCAGGTGATGGTGATTGCGCCTGTCGTGTTGTTAAACACGCTGACTACATCGCCTTCAGCAAACGTCGCGTCAGGTATTGTGATGCTGCCGCCCGTGCTGACCTGCACGTACTTACCGACATCCCCCACGGCAAGCGTGTAGCTCGCCGTTTTCGTACCGACGGGCGGGATGTTGAGATAACCGAGGGTTGCTGTTGCCGCAGGCAGCGTGTACGTGTACGTGGAGGCGACAGCGGGCGGGTTCAGCGTTGCCGTTCCCGAGGTGCTGCCCGAGAGTTTTAGCGTGCCGGAAACAAACGCACCGGATACTGAAGCCAGACTGACGCTGCCGAGGGTCTGTTTGAGCGCACCGTTGGTGTCAAACGTGCCGCCCAGCGTCCAAGTGTCGCCGGGAACCAACGTGACCTTAACAATCGTGCGTAAAGTGCCGTTGTTGTTGTACGACACCGTGATGGTGACGTTGGCGGTGTCCTTGTTTTCAATGGTCAAGGACTTGATGACGCGCCGGGTTGCCGCTGCGGGGGCTGCGACGAGGGTAACGGCGCTAGTGCCGTTCAGCGCACCGTCGGTTGACCCCTCCGTAAAGGCCGATCCCGTGTCATCGGCCCACGCCGCCGTAAAATCGGGGTTCGTGGTCGCCGCCGCGCCCGACATGGCGACCTCAATTGACTTCGTTGTTGCGTCAAGGATGAAAAGTGCCATGTTAGTTCCTCAAGAAATGAACCACGCATAAGCATTGGAACCGCCACCGCCGCCACCGCCTGACTGGGCGACCCATGCTAACGATCCCGTGCCATCAGATGCCAACACATATCCATTGATGCCTGCTGTGTTGGGCCAAGTATAAGTTATAGACCCCGCCGAGGTAGCCGCGACGAACCCGACGTAACCCGACGATGCGCCGATTAGTCGCATTGCCGCCATGTTGGCCGAGCTGATAGACGCCTGCGTGCTGGTGAGCGTCGTAATCGTGCCGGTTGTGACCAGCGCCACCGCAGCGTTGATAGAAGCTACCGAGGCTTGCGTTGCCGTAAGGTTTGTTACGACTGCCGTACCTGCATTGGCCGACGCGATAGAGGCACCCGTGGCCGTCAGGGTCGTGATAACACCCACCCCGACGTTGGCCGAGGCCACCGACACCGCATCAATATCAAGGCGGGTCGTGACCAGCGTACCGACGTTTGCTGACGCAATGGATGCGCCGGTTGCCGTCAGAGTCGTGATTGCTGCCGTGCCTACGTTAGCCGAGGCGATGCTGGCTGCCGTAGAGGTGAGGTTGGTAATCGTTCCCGTCGTAACAAGCGCAACCGCTGCGTTAGCCGACGCAACCGAGGCGCTGGTGGCCGTCAGATTGGTGACAATCGCCGTGCCAAGGTTGGCCGAGGTAACCGATGCGCCTGTAGCACGCAGATCGGTAATGTTTGCCACACCGACGTTAGCCGAGGCCACCGATACGCCCGTCAGCGTCAGCGCGGTGATGTTGGCCGTGCCGAGGTTAGCCGAGGCAATGCTGGCACCCGTTGCGGTCAAATCTGTGACTACCGCCGTGCCAAGGTTTGCGGAGGCCACGGAGGCGCTCGTGGCGGTCAGTCCCGTAACCACCGCTGTGCCGACATTGGCAGAGGCAACCGACGCCCCTGTAGCCGTCAGCGTCGTTGCCACCACGTTTCCGGCGTTAGCCGAGGCAATGGAGGCGCTGGTCGCGGTCAGCGCCGTGATGACGGCGGTGCCGATGTTGGCCGATCCGATGGATACCGCGCCAAGCGCACCGATATTGGCCGAGGCGATAGATGCCCCGGTCGCCGTCAGATTGGTAACCGTGGCCGTGGTGAACAACGCCACCGCTGCATTGATAGACGCTACTGATGCGTCCGTGGCGGTGAGGTTGGTGACAACCGCCGTTCCGACGTTAGCCGAGGCAATAGAGGCTTGCGTGGCAGTCAGGGTAGTAATGACGCCGACCGTTGCGTTGGCTGAAGCGGCAGATACCGCGCCGAGGTCAGTTTTGCCGGTTACCGTGAGCGTGCCGCCGACCGACAACGCCGAGGTGATGGATACGTTGGCTTGGAAACCCGCGTTGCCCGTGACCGTCAGCGTGCCGTTGATCGTCGTGTTGCCGAACGAGTTGGCGGCGTTAATCATCTGGAAGCGTGTGCCGTCGTACACGACTACCACGATCTCGCCCGAGTTGATGTCACCCGCCGCAAGGGCTGTCGCACCGTCGCGGGTTACCGCTCTTGCCCCCAGCCCGTCAATGTTGAGCGTCACCGGGCCGGTGTTGGCCCCTGCCGCCACGAAGTAAAACATCTGGCCCGCTGCATAGGCTGCAAGAACCGGCGACATAACGCCCGTGATCGTGTCTACGCCGCTCGGCGTGATGAGCTTGGCCGCCGTGGACTGTACTTGCGACAAATTGGCTGCGTCTGTCGCAACCGTACCCGGGGCCATGCCGGTGATCTTGTTGCTGCCCATCGGGATGTTGGCCGTGGGCGTTGTTTGGCCGTCTTTGGTAATGCAGTTCGTTAGACCCGTCGCAAGATCAGCCGTTAACGCGTTAAAAACCGTAGCCGAAATGACGGTGTTGGCAACGACAGGCTGGCCTGCCGAGTTGATGAGGAATGTACCCGACCCGTTAAACGACATTTCTCATCCTCCTATCTATTCTGCGTAAAGTCGGTTGTAAGCCCACCACCGACACCGCCAATGCTTGCCGCTCTGCGGGCGCGTTTTTCGGCCAATTTTCGGGCAACCGTTTCCATATCAAAAATGTCAGTTTCTGCTTGCGGGCCACGCATCATTAACAGCCGGGCAAGTTGATTGCGCGTTGTTTCTGGCAACTGCGCCTGATTAAACAATCGGACGCCACGCGAAATCATTTCTGGTGTGCCGCCTGATGTCATGTTGCCAACGTCCATAACAACATCCGCGTTTATGTCGCCAGCTGCTGCTGCACGGCCTACGCTTTGCGAACCTCGCCCCAAAGCGTCAGCTTCTCGCATTGTGCGCTCGGCAACCATTGTGCGATAGAACTGATCAAACTTTTCTGGCGATCCAAACAGCACTTGTAGTTTTTCACGCGGCACAAAGTTTTCTACAAGGTTCATCATTTCGGTGCGCCCTGCTTTAGACGTACCTACCTTGTCGCGGATAGCCTCAAACGCACCGATCTTGGCTGCTTCCAATTCTGATTGCGACATTCCCGCCAGTTCCTTGCGGAGTTGGTCCGCGGAAAGCGAGCGATTTAGCAACGTGCGTCCAAGGTTTGCGGCATCGGCAGCGGCGCTAGGGCCAGCCCACGCATCAAGCGCATTGGCGTAAATAGATTCGCCCGTTTCTGGGTCGGGCGTTCTGTTGACCAATTCGGTTCGCAGTTTATTCCGCAGTTCTACATACGAATTGCCAAGCTTGCTTCTGCGCCCTGTTGCCGTATCCGTTTCTTTCTCAATAAGGTCATCAAGACCTTCCTTGATGTTGGCAAGGTCAGAGGCGTTAAACTTATTGGTTTCAGCGCCCGTCAATGTCCATCCTTGGCCGCCTCGCGTCACTTTGTGTGTTTCGGCAATGTTGCGAGCGATGCCGGTTGCGCCAAGTTCATTAGAACGGCGCACAATGCCAGCAATTGTTCCTGACGGATCATCAACCGTTATTGTTTCCAAACGACGGTATAGCGGGCCAGCGTCGCGGGATCGTTGCTCTGCTAAATCGTCAAGCGTAGAAACCAAGCGTTTGCCGCCTGTTTCCAAGCTTTCCTGACCCGCTTGCGCCATACGCTCACCGCGAGTGGTTGCGCGTCCTTCAACAAACTCGCGCAATTCTTTTTTGCCGCGTCCCGGCAACGTAGCAAGCAAATCAGCAATTTGACGAGCATTTTCGCCTGTATCTAACAACGCCCCTTCTGGGCCAAGCGCCCGCAGCCGAGCCATTACGGCTGGTGCAAATTCTTCGCCCTCTGGGGTGTCGCGCATCAATGCTTGAATAAGGCGCTTTTGCGCTTCACTTAATGCCACTTTTTCTGAAGCGCGCTCACCAATGTTACGGCTTGCGGCACCAAGGATGCCTGTTGCTGCGCTACCCGCACCGCCACCGCCAGCGCCCAAGCTCGCGTTTAGCAGTATGTCCTTCATCAACTCTGTGTTGGTCATCGCATCTGACGAACCAACTCCAGACAAGCCACCTTCTACGCTGCCAGCCATTGCAGCGCCGCCAATCCTTCTTGCGGCGCTCATATCAACAACGCCGGGAAGCGTTCGCCCTCCCATCGTTGCTATACGAGGGCCAGCGGTTAAACCAATCGCACCCGGCGTCATTGACCCGGCTAAATCCATGCCAAATGCGGTTTTTGGGTAATCTTCTTGAAACTGCGTCGTAGCGCCGCGCACCATTTCGCTGGTTTTTGGCCCGGTTAATTTTGGAATTAAGCCAAAACTTAACGCTTGTGCGCCTTTTAGCGTAGTTTGCGCCCAGCGTGGCATGGTTCTGCCAGCTCTAAATTCTTCGGATTCGGTTTGCGCACCATAATCGCCGCCAAAATGCGTCAACGCTTCTCTTTGTTGATTGTAATCAGCAAACTCTTTTAGTAGTTGCTGATACCGAGCTTCATCTTCTGGAGTAAGCGGCATGACTTAACCTCCCGCCCTTTGACGAGCCAATCTGTCTAATTCTTCTTGCTTTTCTTTACTCCATACAATGCGGCGCCCAAGAACTTTTGATTTGAACGGGTTAATCACGTTTTCCACATTAAGGCCGCTTCGTTCTGCAATGCTGCCGTACTCGTTAATTAACGAATTAACTTCGTTTTGACGCGCTGCATACAACTCATAAGCCGTATCAATAAGCTCTTGACGACGTTTTGGCACCATTCTGCCGGTTGCCGCTTCTTCATACAAAGACTGTATTCGGCTGCCCAAATCACCGCTTTTGGCTCGCAAATCAAAATCTTCCTTACGAACCGCGCCAGTTGGGTCGTCTGCTTTTGCCACGGCGTACACAATCGCAACGTCACCAACCACGTTTTCTGGCGCAGTAAAGATGCGCTGATATGCGCTTTTAACGCCATCCCAGTCCATATCTTTTAATCTGCCCTGCAACTGATCCCGCAATCCGCCTTCGTCCTTCTGTTTATCTCGGGGCGTAATAATTTGCGTTGTAGGTTGTGCTTTATATTCGGGGATAACTTCCCATTTATTGCTAGTGGCATTCCATTGCAAATTGCCGTGCGTTTGAGGCGCTCTTGACGGCTCTGGCTTGCTCAACGGCTTACCACTAGCATCAACAACAGGCGTGGCTCTGCCGCCTTGGATATTCACTAATTGATTGCCAAATTCCATCGTTTTGGTTTCTGGCGTTTTAAGCATTTCTGCCAATCGCGCAGACATAACCGGGCGATCTTTAAGCGCAGCCGTCCCGAGTTTGGTGGATGCCATATCCAACACTTCTTCGGGCGAACGACGGTACTGTGACTGCCGCGTGACTTCGGCCAATTCAGTTTGCTCTGGAATAACAACAGGCGCAGCAGTTGGATCGTATTCGTACCCGCCCTGCATACGACCGAGCATCCGTTGTGCGTATTCTTCCTCCATTTGCCCTGCTTTGGATGCGGCTTCCTCGGCCTGCCGTCCAGCGCGAGCAGTCAAAAAGCCCTGCAACGCCTTAACAAGCGGTGCGGCACGCGGGATCGGGGCGGCAGCGCCCTCCATCGGTTGATATTCCTGTTGCGCAAGGGCTTCTGCCAGCGCCTTCTGCCGACGCGCACGCTCTAACTCAAGTTCGTACTCGGTCGGTGCGCGAAAGGTTGGGACGTAACGGGGTCTATTCTGCGCCATCGTCAAAATCTCCTCTGTACCGACCGCCCTGCGGGGTCGTCATGCCGGGAGAAGAAACCCGGGGGCGTACCCCCATGCCAAGTTGCGGGGAGCGCATTGGTGCGTTACGCGGTGCGCCCATGCCCATCATTCCTGTGCCGCTTATGTTCTGGCTGTAGCCAAACGGGCGACCGCCCTGCATTGCTTGCGGGGGGCCGTTGAAGTTCATGGCCTGCGGCGGCACGCCGGGGGCGGTGTTCGGAGTCGGCTGCGCGTAACCCAGCCCCGCCGTCTGCCGGTACGCCATGTCACGCTGCCCCGGGGGTGCGTTAAGCGAGGTGTTGCGTTCTTGCATGGCAAGCATACGCGCCATCTGCTGCGGCCTACGATCTGGTTGAAAACCGTTCATGTATTAGCCTCCGAATAAGCCTTTGCCGATAGCGCCGCCAAGCGGGCCGCCAAATGCTGTGCCTGCCGCACCAGCAAGGCTTCCAAGTAATCCCATGCCAGCGTTGTACGAACCAACTTGGTTCTGATAATTGCGCTGTGCAAAGTCGCCTGCCGCCTGTCCCGCTTGGAATATCGGCGCAGGGGCCACGCTGACGCCGCTGTAGCCTTGGAACTGCGGCACGCTGACTTGCCCGCCCGAGAGCAACGCGCTGATCTCGTTGACCGGCAACGAACGGATCGCAGCCTGCTGGGCAAGTGCCTGCTGGATCGCCGTGTTGTAAAACTGCTGACCGGCAAAATTCTGTTGAAACTGCTGCTGTTGAGCGGCGTTTTGGGCGGCTTGACGAGCCATATCTTGCTGAAACCGCTGATTCAGCGCCGCGTTGCGGGCTTCTTGCTGCTGCACAATCTGCTGGAACTGTTGGCCTTGTGTGGCGTTTTGCGCCTGTTGCCGTGCCAGCTCTTGCTGCATGGCTTGCGCTTGCGCTTGGTTGTAGAACTGCGCCTGTTCGCGTGACTGTCCGGCCTGCTGCGCCTGTCGGGCAAGGTTGGCTTCCTGCGCCGCCAACTGCTGCTGAAAGTTTTGCGCCCCCGCAGCGTTCATCAATTGCTGCTGGGCTTGGTATTGGTTAAACGTCTGCTGCAACGCGGCGTTTTGCAGTTCACGCATCGCAAGCGACCGGTCGTAATTTTGCGAAATGGCTTGGTTTGCCAATTCTTGCGCTTGCTGTCCCATGCCGAACTGAGCCAAAAGCCCAGCGCGGTTGAATTCCGCAGCGCCCATTGCTTGACCGAAACCTTGACCCAAGGCGGCGTTTTGCGCTTGTTGTGAGGCCAACGCTTGCTGGAAGTTTTGGCCGACGGCTTGATTCTGCGCCTCTTGCGCGGCCTGTGCCTGTGCAAAGTTTTGCGCAATGGCTCGGTTCTGCGCTTCTTGCGCTTGCTGTTGCGTGCCAAATGATGCGAGCTGCGCTTCTTGACCGAACTCACCCGCCTGCAATCGCTGCTGGAACGCCTGCTGCTGCGCTTGATTCTGCGCGGCTTGCGTGGCAAGCGCCTGCTGCACGTTCTGGCCGAGGCCGACGTTGTACAGCCCTGCCTGTTCCATGCCCGCCCCAAAACCCTGCAATTGCGCTTGATTGGCGAACATGGCTCGGGATTGCTGTTCGGCAAAGCCCTGTTGACGAGCGGCTTGGTCAAGGCTGATGCCCTGCGCGGCGGCTTGCAACAGCAGATCGTTTTCTTTCTGCATCTGCGACGACATGGCAGCGTTAAACGCTTCGCCGCCCGGGCGCAAACCTTGGTTAATCAGCTGCGTGTAAAGCTGTTGGCGCTCGCCCTGCAACTGTGGGGCAAGACGCGACATGATGGCCTGCTGTGCCGTCGTGCCTGCTTGCACGGGGGCTGCGGCAAGACCTTCCATATCTATCTGACCCTGCAACTGCGGGCCGCCAACAAATTGTTGCGCGTAGCCAAACTGACCTTGCGCGGGTGCTGCCTGCGGGCCACCGAGGCCAGAAAAATCAAATCCTTGTAGGTTGAGACCTTGCGGGCCTGCGCCTGCGAGGCCAAACAAACCGCCCTGTGGGCCGCCGCCTGCCATGCCAAATGCTTGCCCTGACGGCGCACCTACCGGGCCAAACGGGCCTGCATCAGCGCGTCCAAGGTCTGTTGGCGCTTGCGGGCCACCGCGTGCTAAACCGTAGTATTCCGCGTCAAAGGGCTGTCCAGCGCCAAATACGGGGATGTTGCCTCGCGCTTGTTCTCCAACGCCCATCGTCCCGGGCAACGCTTCGTACCCATATCCACCAAGAGGCGTGTAACCCTGCGTCGGAGCGCCAGCCAACCCTTGATTGGCATAACCAATGTCGGTGTAACCCGGCAATTCACCGCCCACCACGCTGCGATCAATGCCGCCTGCGGTGGGTACGCGATACTCAAGACCCGGCAAGTTGCTGCTAAACGCGGAGGCGATGCCAAGATTGCCCAGCCCTGCCGCCGCACCTCGCGCTGCCTGCGACATGTAAAGCTGGGCCAGCTCTTGCTCACGTAACGCGGCTTCAGCGTTTGCATTAATCGTTTGCCGAACCGTCGGTTGTTCAATTTCGGTTTGGAACTGTTCTTGCGTCGGCATTTCCCCCACGTAAGCGTCGGGATTTGCCATTGACGCCTGACGCCATTGCTCCATCGCCTTGTTGTAGGCGTCGGTGTCGGTTGTGCGCGTCTTTTGCCACGTAACGGTCTGCGAACCCGTTGGCCCGTAAATGTTCGGGTTAGACATGTAGGCCGACTGCTTGGCAGCGGCCAAATTGGCCTCACCCTGCTTGATCGCAAGGGTTGTGTAATCAGGTGCCGGTGGCGGTGCCGGTGATTTTTTGCCCATACCGAGGCTCCAAAAAACGACACCTGTCTGGTGTCTGCGTCATCAAAACAATATCCCCAGAATCATGCGCGGCGTCTTTAATCCGCGCTTCCTCCGAGAATCCCATCTTGCTGACCAATGCGAGCGCCCGGGTATGGTTGCTGCTAATTGGCCCTATGATCTTATCAACATTTGCGACGTTGTACGCATAGTCGTACACCGCCGCCATATACGCCGGGGTCACCCGCTGCCACGCAATGTGGCAAACCACGGATTTCCCGTTCCAGTTCTCGTATACCGTCCCGGCGACCAGTTCGCCGTCACGCTCCAATCCAATCGCCACCGACCGCTCGGGGTGGAACGCCCCTTCAGTCTGCGCCGTAACCCACGCCCCCACATGAGGGCCGCTGACTATATTCCAGCCCATCCGAGTTGATACACGACGTCCGTTGATGCCCATTCCAACGACACGTTTTTGCTGCTGCTGTTAAAAATCACGCCGCCGCAATACCCGATGCCGCTCAACCCGACGACCGTGTTGTTGGCAATCGTGTTGCTGCCCCAAATGGCTTGATCCCATAGTCCCACATCCCATAGACCATAGTTTGTTGCCACAAACGACAACGCACCGAGGAAGTCGTCGGTTTGAAAGTCCACGGCGATACCAACGCCGATGGTCGGTTGTCCGTTGCTGTACGTCGTAACCCGGCCACGGGTGAAGTATTTGATAACGCCACGGGTGTCAAAGTAGTTAAAAGCCTGCAACGCTTTGGTGTTGATGGCTTGGTTGTTGTCGTTGTACCCGGCTGACCCCGTTCCCGTTGTCCATGCCTTTGCAACGTAACCGTCGCTGCCAAAATACAACTCGTTGCCAAGCAACGCCCAACAGTTCGCATACCAGCCGGTAAAGCGACACCACGCCTTCGTGATGTTGTTCATCACAAATTGCTGCTGTGATCCGGCTGAAATTGGGATATTTACAATCAGCGCGTTGTTGAGCGGGTAATACTGCAACGCCCAGCCGTGGTTTTCTTTATACGTTCGTGCCGCCGCCGCAAACGCGCCTTGGATTTTGTCCGACAGCGCCACGTTGGGGTCAAGGCGGGACGATTGCAACGCTGAAGCCAGCGGCACAAGGCCGTCCAGCGTCAACACCAGCAGATCGCCACCGTACTTCATCAAGCAACGCCGCGAGATTGGCGCACCCACGATCCATACGCCGATCAGCGCCCACGTAGAGGCGCTAGAGGGGTCGGTGCCGCGATAAACGATGACTTCGCCCTTGTCGGTGACAAATACAAGGTTGTCGTCAACGCCATAGCCCGCGTCAATTGTCCACGTTGCCATTGCAACGAGCCTGCCGCCCAGTTTGGCAACCGAGGACAAATCAAGTGCTTGGGCTGCACCGCCCACCGATGCTGTGGGCAAATACCACGCTTTCAACGTGTTCACTTGGATAAACCACATCCTGTTTTTAAACAGGGTGGGCTGCATCAGCGAGGTGGTCGTGACGCCTGTAATCGCAGGCGAGGAGGCACCGTCAATCGGTGTCCAATTGGTGCCATCAAACAGCAGCGGCTTGTTGACGCCATTGGCTGCGTACAAATAGCCGCCCGCAGAGGTCGTAATGTTCGCGGCTTCCCAACGGCTGTTGGACAGCCCTGTGACTTTGGCCGCGCCGACGGTCCCGGCTGTCGTAACGTCGTAGATGTTGCCGCCAACGACCGCAAAGAGCTTATCTGTCGCTCCTGCGCTGTACTCCATCAGCGTTTCTATCTGCCCCGTCATGCCGATGGCGTGTTTGTCGTACCCGCCACGCAGCGTCACGCTGGAAACGCCGGGGAATAGGTTGTCCAGCGTTACGGCATCCGTCGGAGCCATGTTGGCAAGCGCATCGCGGGCGTTCCAACCGCCCACGGGGGCGGGGAGCGAGGCCACATTGGCCTGCGTGCGCTGAATGAGCCGACTGCGACGAACGGGCGAGGCCATTACTGGCTGTCCGTACCGTAACCGCTGTCAGGGATGTTGTCGTAGCCGATCAACACCGTACCCGGGCGCGGCGCAAACGACAGGTTGGCGGCTGCCGTGTCCTGCGCAATGGCCGTTTCCAATTCCATCAAGTAATCGCGGTATAGCGCGGTCGTGTCAAAGCCCTTTGCCTCAAAATACTTGAGCTTCGTGCCAAGCACCATGACGCGATCTGGATAAATGCAGCGGTCATCATCAGCCGTCATGCTCGTTTTTGCGAGTCCCGACGCACTCTCTACCCATGCGTTGCTGCGGTACTCAAACCCCAGCAATTCATCGGCGTTCATTCCCGGCCAAATCTGGAAGTATTTGCCGAGCAAACGCCACCGGATGCGCGGGCCGGTGCTGATGTAGCCCGAGAGCAGCCATTCCCATTGCTGCGCTGATTCGGGGCCAAGCATTTCCCACCGCTTGCTCTTGTCCCAATGCGTGCGGTTGACCGTGCTGTTGTAATCCGATGGCAGGTCGTACTTGACTTTCTGGAATATCAGCTGGCCGCCGATCTGCGCCTCGGTCGGGGCGTAATTGATCGTGACCGAGTTGGCGCTGGTTACGCCCGTCACGTACGTAGCGTTTGGGATGCCAACGCCCTGCACCTGATACGACGTAGACAGCCCAGCGGTGGAGGGGATACCGGTGATCGTGTAGCTGTTTGTCGTCCACGTTCCGGTTGTGGACGTTGCCTCGGTGTAAAACGTGTGTTGTTTTGTCAGCTCTCGCCAATCAGCACGACGCAGCATTTCGTACCCGACGGCGTTCATCAGCGCCAACAACTGCACGGTTTCCTGACTGGTGTTACCCGAAACCGTGCTGGGGGTCGGTATGCCTAGCTCATTCGTACATTGCTGAATGAGCTGAATCATCGTGCTGCCCATACTACAACTCCGTTAATTTTGGAGGTCGTCCCCGACGCTTGGGGGCATCTGCGGTAAGCGCCGCCAGTCGCGCTTCCATTTCTGCCAACTGCCGCTTGGTATCAGCCAGTTCGGCGTTGGATTCGGTGCGGTTCTTGCGGTTAAGGTACTGGCGGGCCTTTTCACGTAGGCCAACCGCGCCCATGCCGACGCGCTGCAACTGCCCGTCTGAGGCCAGCGCCAACTGCTCTACCGTCACAAACTTAAGGATGTTTAGTTCCGCAATCTGATCCTTGTTAATTTCCTCGGGGTAGTCACGGTGCCATTGCGACAGCGGGGTGCCGATCTGCTGCGCGGCGTCCTCATTCTGCTGCATTTGAAAATACAGCCATTGCCGAGGAAACCGCTGCTTGTGGTCGTCCCGCGCCGGTTGCTCAATGATGTTGGTTTTGTCACCCGGGGCCATGATGCGCACGTAGGCTTTGCCTTTCCGTGGGCCATCTTCTCGGGTGTAGAACTCAACATGCAGCTGGGCGTCGGCGTTGTTTACATCGCTGTCTAACATTGTCCGTTTCTCCTGTGGGGATTACAGGTTGTTGACCTGTGTGATGGTACAAATGACCGAGGGGATTGCAGGCCATACGCTTGTGGCGCTGGCTGCAAGGATTCTAACGCTTGTGTCATCAACTGCCCACATCAACTCAACATAGTGAGTAGGCTCAAGCTGAATGATGAAATTCCATGCTGCAACGGTACGCGCAGCGGTGCCTTGGATGGCAACCGTACTTGCTGTATTTGGCACATTGGTGCCGTTTTTACGCAGCCAAATGTAGACGTTGCCTGCGCCGCCCGAGGTTTTATCTAACTGCGCCGAAAACTGGACGTTATAAACGCCCTGATAGTCCACAACAAGTCGGGAAGTCGGCGAACCGATAGAGACGCCATTGCTGCTATCGGTGGTATTAAACGTCATGCCGTAGGCGGTATTGATAGACGCTGCCGCTTGCAAAGACGTATCTGAAAAAGAACCGTAATGCAGGATGGGAACCGCACGGCCAAAGCCCTGCAATTCCTCCCATAGCGTGTTGCTTACGGCAAAGAACATGGCCGAGCAATCCACATTGATCGTGCCAAACCCGACGTTGTTGATGCTGCTACCCGTATCGTAGGGGTACACCGTCAGCGGGTTTGCGCCCGTATTTTTCACAATAATGGTTTCGCCCATTTCGGTAGGCGGCAGCTTAACGCCAGCGCCCGAGGCAACCGTTGTGATGTTGTTGTAAACGTAAGTCAGTTGTGTGGCGTTACCAGCTGACGTACCGGCTGCCGTCACCGAGGCATTGCCGTCGCCGCAAATAGATACGGTGGACAGGCTGTTAACGCCCGATCCAAGAACTCTGCTCGGGATTGCCATTACGCGGCCTTGCGCTGATCGCGCACGCGCATGATTTCGGCAATCAGTCCCGGGCCTTTTACCTCCACTTGCAGATCGCCCATCACATCAAAGAGCTTCTGGAATTCGTTTGCTTGCTGGGCCATTGCCATGTTGCAGCTGAACTTCTTGCCCGACGGGCCGCCGACAAACACATCAATGGCAGGGCCGGTAACATCGCCCGTAAACCGTTTAACGCCATCAGCGCGGTTACAGGAGTCATAGCCGTACATCGTGAACTTGCGGAACCCGAGAAGGTAACCGATGTTGACCGCTCGCAAGCCGGAGGTTGTGCCGCCGCCTACAGCCAGTTTGCCGGGGCCGATAGCGTCCATCTCTGGGCCTTCTGCCCATGAGTGCCACAGCAACACCTTGCGGCCCTTGAGGTAATCAAACGTGGACGGTGGGCAGCGCGAGGCTGGCATATACACCGTGTAGTCGTTAAGCCGCTGTATACCGTTTGTGCGGTCACGCGGGTCAAGGTTGACCCACATATCAGGGTTAACGCCGTTTTCCACTAGAAAGTCGTGTGCGGCCTTTACAGCCACAATGGGGCGACCGGCTCTGCGGTGCGCCTTAATCTCGTCAATGTAATCGGGCATAGACCACCCGCTCGCCACCAATACAATGTGACCATCGTGCTTGATGGGAGCGAGGGTCAGTTCTGGCAGACCACGGGACAGCGCAGACCGGATGTTGGAGCAAAGCTCCTCTGCCGTACCTGCCGCCTGTACCGTGATCTCCAGAGGCTTCATTAGAAGCCCACAACGCCCGTTGCAACGTGCGGGTAGCCCGCAACGCAGGTCAACGCGGTGGCACCAGAGGCCGTGGTCAGGGCAACGATGCCCTCAACCAGACCGCCAGTCACCGTGGCGTCGTCAAGCGTTCCAGCGGTGGCCGTCGTAAAGAGCGGAACCGCCGGGAGGCATGACGCAGCGAGGTTAACAACCGGCTTGCCGCCCAGCTGCACCCAGCCATACGAGGCCGAGGCAATGGACGCCTGAGCAAAGCCAACGGCCTTGCTGTTTGCCGAGTTGGTCGTGGTGAGCGGCACCACGGTGTTGTCGCCCTTCACCGAAACCGCCATGTAGGTGCTGACGGTAGAAGCCGCCTGCACATAAATGGCCTGACCGCCATCGTCAAGGTTGACGGTGGTGCCAACCTTAAACATCGGGCTGGTGTCGGTGTAACCAAGGGACACGCCAATCAGATTTGAAGTAGAAACAGCCATTGTCGTGTACTCCTTTAGTCAATCAACACGCCTTGGAACTGGCTGCCCGAGCAGGTCAAGTTACCTGCCCAGCCAATCAGTTTCACAATGGCGTCTTGGTTAACGGCCTGTCGCTCGCCGCCAATCGGCACAAAGTTACGATCCTTGTGCGGGCGGAAGTGCAGGTACTTGGTGTTGAGGAACCACATGTGGTTCGCGTTGCCAGCACCGCTGTTGTAGGTGGACGAGCCGATACCACCGTCCAGCACAACGTCGGAGGCCATGCCCGCGCCGTAATACTTGAGGGAGGCAAAGCCCGCGCCAGCCATGCTGGAACCGCTGTCCGTCACGCGCTGAATGTTCTGAAGCGACTGCAAGTAATAACGGTAAAAGTTATTGTCTGCAACGATCAGATCAGGCTTGTCGGTGCCACGGATCAACTGCACAGCGAGGGCGTCCATATACCCCTGAATGGTGGTGGACGAGACAACGCCCGTACCGCTCACCGAGGCATCAAACACCTTGGACTGCCAGAACGACCACACGGCGCGGTTGATGCCGCCGTAGGTTCCCGTGGTCGGGTCATCCGGCACAGCCGCAGCAAGGCCCGTGAGGTTCTTGCCCGCGTTGCCGGTGCCATCACCGTACAGGTCACCGCTGATGCGGTTAGCCAGTTGCGCTTCGGCAACCGACATGCGACCGTCAAGAAGGTCAATGATGGCCTCCTTGCCCGAGTTCTGGATCATCTCCAGACCCGAGATCGTCACCGCACTCGCGTACTGCGTGATGGAGAACTGCGCCGCGCTAATGGGCGAGTTCTGACCGACGTTCAGCACTTCGTAACCGGAGTAGCTGTTCGTGTTGTTCGTGGTCGGATCGGTGTACATGATTTCCTGCAAAATCACGTTACCGCCCGAGAACGTCTTGACGTTCCCACGCTCCTTGAGACGACGCAACAACGCGTTGTTGTTGGTCACGTTATCAGCAAGCTCACCGCTACGGCTCTGAATCGTAGTAGCGATGATGTCGCTGATACTAGAGTTGGCAAATGCCATTTGAAGTCTCCTATATCAGTTAATTACAAACGCGATTCCAGATCGGCAAACTGCTCTTCCAAAATCGCACGACGGTCGCCGCCTTTGGGAGCCGTGTTTACGCCGGGTGTGGCGCTTCTGACACTCACCGCTGCTGCTCTGGCTGCTTTCGCAACCTTGTTGGCCTCTCTGGCCTGTTTGTTGGCGATCTCGGCCTGTTGGGCCTTGTTCACCTGCTCAAACAGATCAGGGTTCAATCTAATGGCCTTTTCGTAGGCTTCGTCCAGCGTTTCGGCCATGCCACTCTGTAGGAGTTGAATCATGGTCGCTCTGGCGTCCTCAAAATGTTCAGCTTTCGTGCTGAACTGATTGATCTCGTTGAGAAGCGTCTGATTTTCACGCATCTCCTGCTGCTGTTTCCAGCCCATCACCTCGCCGCGCACGTTGTTCAGCTCGTTTTGAAGCTGATACACCATCGGGTCAACGCTGCCCTGCGGCACCGCACCCTGCGGCGCTGCGCCCTGCTGTACGGCACCCAAGTTGATGCCGTAGGACTGCGCAAGCTGGTAAAAATACGCCATTTTCGTCTGCGGGTCGCTGTTACGCAGCTTGTGGTCGGCTTCCATTAGCGCCGCCACGGCTTTCTCGGGCTGCAATCCCAGCCCTTGGATCGTGTTCATGTACGGCTGGATGGCTTCCTGCATCGCATCGGCAAACTGCGCCTTGGAGAGCAGCGGTTCCACGCCCGCACGCATCTGCTCCTCACGCTGCCATGCGTATTCCTGCATCTTTGGGTCAGCTTTGGTCCAAATCTCATGGAAATCCTTTTTCCACGACGCAGGGGGACGTTTCCATACCGGCGGTTCGGCGTCAGCCTCGGGTTCTCGCTCAAGCTGGGTTTGGCGAGGGGCAAAACGGCCCTTTTCGTCGCGCTGCCCAATGGTTTCTACGGGTTCGCCCTTCTCAATGGCCTCAAAACCCTGCTCCAACATCGCTCGCCGGGAATCTTCCGCCTGTGGGGCTTCCGCATTCTGGTTTTCAACGTCCACGATTAGCCTCTCCTGTGGGGATTGGTGAAGTTCAACTCTTGCCGCAGCTGCCGGATCACCCGGTCAGCTTGATCGTTCGTCATGCGCTGGTTAACTTCCCACTTCAAACGCTCAAGGCGGCTGTTATCCACCTTGGGTTTCGGCAAATGCCGCGCGGGATCGTCGTTGCCAACCTCAACGCAGCCGTTTGCCTTGAGGTGCCGACGGTGCTGTGAGCGCGAGGTAACCATGCGACCGTCAATCATGCTCTTGTAGGGCTGAATGTCGGGCTGAACGTAGTGATACCGGCCCTGCGCATCCTTTTTGCGCTCCACAAACTCGCCGTCTAATAAAACATACGTGCGTTTCATTGATTAAGCGGAAGCGTTGGTAAAGTTTTATTCATCTGCGCGATAATCAAGCGCGTCTGGGCGTCCATGTCCGCCTTGTACTTGGCCGCTTCCTGCTGGCTTTGCAGCTTCATGGCTTCCAACTGCGCTTCAAACTGTTGCTTTTGCTGCTCCATTTGCAGCTTCGTCTGGTTTTTCAGCTGCTCCATCTGCATCTGCTGTTGCAGTTTTGCCTGCTGTAGCGCCGCTTCCATTTGCATACGGCCCTGCTCAAGCTGACCCTTCTGCTGCAACTCGGCCTGCTTGCCCTGTTGCTCGCCATCGGGTTGCTGCTGTTGCGCGGCCTGCTGAAGCTGCTGCAACGTAGCGTCAATCTGACCCTCAATCGGGCGTGCGGCCTTAAACGCCTGCATCCCAAAGCGCAGCAACTCCATCATCATCGGCACCATCTGCGGCGAGGCTTGGCCGACGGGCAACGCTTGCGCGAGGAACCCACCAAACGCCTGCAAGAACTGCATCCGATCCTGCTTGTTCTGGTTCTCATCCAGCATCACAAGGCTGTCAGCAGCAATGTCTACGCGGAAATTGCGCAGCGGCTTGTTACGCAACAGCTCTATAGCTTGCGGGATCAACTGCTGATCCGCTGGCGTCATTTGTCCTGCGGCGGCGTAAGCAAGGATCGTCTCGGGCTGGAAGTGCAGGCACATCACCTGCGATTTGAGCTTGATAATTTCGGAGGCGTAAAGCGCAACGTCCTCCTGCATGGAGCGCAGTCTTAATCCCGCGTACTGGCCTTTGATTTGCTGCGCGGTCGCGGTTTCGCTGGCGAACGAGGTGCCTCGGATGATGTCCGAGATGCCCGTGATTTCGTAGATTTGGCTCTTGATGTCCTCTCTAGCTCTATAGCAGTTAAGTAGCGCATTTGCGAGCGTGTCAAGCGGGAGGAGGTCAATGCTTCCTTTAAGGCCGCCCTTTTCGCTGAAAGCCATCCACTTATCAACTGGAATAAGCGCATTGTTGTCGCCCTCCGTGAGAAGCCGTTGCAGCGCAGGCTGGCTGGCGTCGTACACGCCACGCACACGCAGCGCCTTCACCAACCCGTCAATGCGGTCGGAGAGGATGTCCAACTCCATCGCCTGATCTTGGTACAGCACGAAATCGGGAACGGGTACGAGCGTGTCGCTGGTCGTGGTCGCGTAAAGCGGCTTCGGGCAAGGGAAGAACCCCTCTAGCCCGAGCGGGTCATCGCGCACATCAATCATCTGCGGCATGCCCTTGCAGAACCAATAGACCTTTTGTGTCTCCTTGTCCCACAGCTCGCAAATCTTGGCGCGGTTGTACGTGCGCTTGCTCTCGTTGTACGCGTTGAGCGGCTCCGGCCCTTGGTCTAGCGGGATGCGGCGTGCCATTTCATCGCCAAACCGCTCCACAAGCGCCTCACGGGTCATATAGACCCAGCGCCACACCTGCCCCACTTCTTCCCATGTGCGCGCCTGTGAGTGACCGAAATCGCGCCAATGCACGTAATCCACGACGGCGCACTCGTACTCAATCTGCTCCATCGGTTCGGACATTTCGCCCTGTTCAACCGTGGAGGTAACCGATACGCCGTCGTCATCAATGCCGATGGGCGAGGTGTGCGGCTCATAGCGCACCCATGCGCTGCCGCGACCGCCCAAGAACCGATCCTCCACGCTGTATTTCATCGTGGAACGGAAGTCGGGGTAATGCTCAATCTCAAAGTCAATCGCACGCTCAAGGAGCTGCGCGGCCACGCGGCCCACCGGGTCGTTGTCACCAAAGCGGCGGCTAATGTCAGCCTTTGGCAGTTTGGCGTAAACGGCAGGCGTCAACGTCTGCACGTTTGACCACAGGATGTTGAACTTGGCCGATTCGGTCAGCGTTTGCCCACGGGTGTCGTCGCGGTAACGCTTGACGATCTTCTTGACCCGCGCCGTCCACTTGGCAAATTCGTTGTCGTATTGCCCGACGATCTTGAGGTAGCGATCTACCTCGCTGCTGACCAACATCGGTTCCATTACGCTTTCCCCTCGTTACGGGCGCTGATCGCTCGGGCCTTGGCCTTGGCGTCGTCTTTGCTGGATGCGCCCCAAGCACGCAGCGCAAGCGCAAGGCGTGTGGGTTCACCGTTCTTCGCCATCGGCCCCGGCATGTTGCCCATGCGGGCAAGGAAGCTGGCGCGGCGTGGGTTGTCGCCCTTCTTCACCGGAGGTTTGAGCGTGCCACCCGTCTCGGCTTTGTACGAAGCACGGCCCTTGGCGTTGAGGCCGCCCTTAGGGTTTTTGCCCTCGCTACGCTGCCACGCTGCGGTCATTTGTTCTCCGGCTTCGCGGTCTTGGCGGCTTGCTTGAAGTCAGCACCGGTCGGGCGTCCAGCCTCACCGGGGCGCTTCATGCGCTCGCCAGAGCCAGCCTTGATCCGCTCCTGCTTGGCTAGGATGTTGGCATAAAGCCCGGGCTTGCGGTTCATGCGGTAAAGAACCCGACAGCAAGAACAGCCAGCCCTGCGCCTGTCGTAATTGCCCACGGGCCGGAAGCCGAGGCGGCGTTAATCTCAAGGCTGTAGACGCCGACGGGCGTGTTGGCGGCCATCGTCAGCACCGTGGTGCTGCCATCCAGCACGCTCAACGTAGAGGTGCCGGTCGTCGTAACCGTGACCACGATGCGGTGCAGGTAATCGCCTACCGCGCCCGTTCCACCCAACACCTGCGCGGTCTGGGAGGCGGCCACAGTCTCGTAAGGGTATCTGTTCGGTGACGTAATGCTCATATCCGCGCTCTCCGCGAGGTTGTCCGATCATGCACCGCCCACATGTCGTTGAGTGTGACGGTGTTCTGTGGGCCGACCATGAGCGGTTTAGGCTCAAGGGCCGGGGTCTTGTCAGCAGTCTCTTGCCATGATACCGCAAGCATACGGAAAGCGTCAGCCGGGTGGCTAGTCCAATCGTGGCGCGGTGACTGACGATAGGCTTTTTTGTCCTCGTCGTATTCGCGCTGGTACTGACGCAGCGCCTCTATGCCATCGCGGCATTTCTCGGCGTCAAACCAAATGCGCGGCAGCGTCATGCGCACCGCTTGTATGCCTGACTGCACGCCAATGTCGGGAACGACGGCAAGTTTGGCGACATCCAGATGCACCGCCAGTTGCTCAATGATGCTCTTACCCGTTTGCAGGCTTTTGGCTTTGGCGTCGTGCGGCAGGTAGTGGCGGGCGTAGCGGTAAGGCTTTGCCATCACCGTTGTGGCGATGTCGTAGATGTCAGCACCCGACACCGCAAAGAAGTCTATGACGCGGATTTCCCCGCGCCCGATCTGGTAGAACCATATCGCCGTATCGTCCCGATACCCCAAGTCCCAACTGCTATACACAGGCAGGTTGGGGTCGTGTGGCACTTGGCAGATGCGGCCTTGTTGGTCAGCCTCACGCATTTCTTTACCGTAAAAAGCGCCAAGGATGGCAGCCTCAAAACTGCACTCGTACTCCTGCAAATACTGATCCTCGGCCAATTGCGCCCGGGCGGCGGCTAGTTCGCCGCTAGGGAGAAGCCCGCTGCTGGAGGCGGGGAGGCGCAGCAGGAACCACTCGCCAGAAAGACGAGCAGCGGTTTCGTAAATCTCCCAAAAAGCATTCTTGCCCTTGGGTGTGCCGCCAAACACCGCCCAGCCTTGTTTGTCGGAGAGGGCAGGGCGTATGACGTTGCCGAACACGCTAGGTTTGAAGTCACCGTATTCGTCCATGTACACGCCAGAGAAACCGAGGCCACGCATGGCATCCGCGTTGTCGGCACCGTAGAGGCGTATCTGGCTGCCGTTGATCAGCGTGATCGTTAGCTCTTGTTCGTTCTTAGACTGCGTGACGCTTTGCGCAAACTCTTGAAAGTATTGCCATGCGACCGCTTTGGCTTGACTGCGGTAGGGGGCAATGTACGCGAATAGCCCCCGATCCCCTTGGTAGGTGATAGCGGCTCGGATGATGTCGTTGACGGCGGCGACTGTCTTGCCAGCGCGACGATGGGCGACGAGACAGGCCCAGCGTTGCGTTCGGTTGTGGAACGGCATGAACGCCTTGCGTGGGCGATAGGGAATGACTACTCGGGAGCCATCCAACTGACTTCTACCTTGATCTTGTCGCCGTTGTTGCCCGTGTGTTCGTGTCGGGCGAGCTTTGGCACATGGTATTCAATGACATCCATCATGCAGCGCCATGCGGCTTCTGCGCCTTTCTGCTCGTAGATTTCATCAAGCCAGATGTTAAGGCGATGGGCGTTGCCGTCTACAAGACGGGCTATTGCCTCTCTTGCCTCTGCGGTTGCCTTGTTGGGCGATCCTTTAGGTCTTGGCATAGGGCTTATTTATGCACAATTGAAACAATAGTTAAAGTGTCGTCGTTTACAAACCTTTTCCGCGTCGTTCCTTTTCGCGGCGCTCCTGTTCCATCAGCGCAGCAGCCAATACAGTTGGGCCAGCCACGCCAGCCAGTAGGTCAGGCGATGTGATTTTGGCCGGATCAAATGCAGCAAAGCGTGAGCGTACCTGACTTGGCTCAAACGGGATCAACACGGTTTGTACGTCGCCGGTACCGCTTTTCCCGCTGATGTCCTTAATGCCGTCAAACCCTTGGTCTTTTAGGGCTTTTGTAATTTTGTCAGGAATGCTTGTCCAAACGTGGCTGTTGCGGCCCACTGTAAGGTCTTGCTCTAACTCTGCTACCCAATCTTTCGGGGTAAATCGGCTTTCCTTTGCCCACGGATCAGCGCCGCGCTTCAATCGTGTACGGTCGCCTTTCACCGCTTCTTTCAATGCTGGCAACACTTTTTCCTGAAGCGTTGCTGTGTCTTGCGTGTTGAGCGGGTTCGTCATACGAACGGCTCCCGTTAGCACGCCTTTAGCCTCCGTCCACGGCGCATTTGTTTGCGTAATTTCGTGAGGATAGCCAGCCAAGCGGTAAATCTTCGCCATTTCTTCTTCGTTACCGTACAACGAACCGCTTTCTAACCACAATTTGCGTAAAGCCGTCAGCGGATTGCCTCCGGCCTCGCGTTTCATAATAAAATTTATATGCTCATCCGAGGTAATGCTTGACCCCGGTTTGTCATGAAGCATTAATGGACCTTCCGCAAGGTCAGGATTTTGATAGCCAATGCGGGACACACGCTCGCGGATTGTTTGCTGCGTTTCTGGCGGCAATGAATAAAACGTGCGCTCAACGTTGACCAGCCGATTGCCTCGCCCACCAACATTACGGGCTTCCGTCTGATAATAATTTTCAAATTCACCCGTGTCTTGCGCAATGCGCGACGTATCGCGTTTGCTCATTGCGTAATTGCTCGCTAACGGCTCTGACGATGTGCCAAAGGGCATTGGGCCAGAGGTTGCGCGGCGCGGGTCTATTTGCCCTGTTTGCAAAAGGCGATCCAATCGTTCGGTACCATGCGCAAATGGTTCATACCCCAAGGCTGTCATGCGCTCTTGCGGCGTGTTTATCGGTGTCAACCCTAACCCACCTTCGCTAACAGGTTTGGCGGCATTACGCTGGGCTGTTGCTAACGCCTCGGCTCGTTCGGCGGCAATATCTGCCCCCTTGCCCAACCGTTTTGCTGCCCGTACTACCCCACCCGCCACCGGGATTGCCGTTGCCATTGCCAGCCCCATGCCCAAAGGGTCGCTTTCTCGGCGGGCGCGTTCAAAGTCTCTGGCGGCTTGAGGGTATTGCAGGGGTGTGAACCCTGCGGCAATGTCTACGGCTACGTCAGCCGCATCAGCGTCTTGCGGCTGCTCAAGGCTCGTCAAACGTTCATAGCGGCGGCGCAAATTGGCTTTGTTCCCCAAATATTTGAGGGCAGCAGCAACCTGTTCGCGGCGCATCGCCATTACTTAAACCGCTCCAGCTTGTACGACAACGAGGCGATTTCGCCCACGATTTCGTCAATGATGTTCTGCAAGTCGGTGTCTTTCGGCAGGTCGCCTCGGATGCCCTTCACGAACGTCAGCAGGCTTTCGGCGTACTTTGCAGCATCCTTCTGCACCTTGAACCCGTCAGGGTAGTCGTCCAGCGGGATGATGCCGTAATGGCCCTGATACGCCTCAGCGTACTTGTCGGCCAACCCCACGATGTTTTCGTAGTAGTGACCAAGTGCCTTATGAGCGGCATAACTTGCCGTCTGCAAATGTAGGAAATGCGCGGCGGTGCTGCTATGCAGCAATACCCCGACAAACTCGGCAGCGTCTTTATGCGACATAGAACCTCCGCATTGCGAGGGTAATGGGAGGCTACTGGCTCGTCAACCGCACGACGCTGTGCGGGACGACCATAGCCAGCGTAGATTCATCGGGCAGCCCGTGCTTTTCCAACAAGTCCTTTTCGGCGGGGTACACCAGCATCGCCCCCTCGTACTGAAACATTTGCGCGTTGGCGACACCCTTTTCCACGCCCTCAAAGTCATCCAGCAGCACGACTGTGTTGCCATGAGCAATTTCTGCCATCAACCGAATGTCCCGCGGGGTCAGCCTGCCGTCCAGAAATATCAGATCAGCCTTGATCTTGTTTTTCAGCATGTCTTCAAACATCTCTGTGCTGCCTTTCATCGGGTACTGGTTGACCTTAAAGGGCAGCTTGATGTCGTTGCTATGGTCACAGGTGTAGACCGTCGCCCCGCTAGAGACGAGCGCGAGCGTGGACTTGCCGATGTAGGTGCCGACCTCTGCAACCACCTTTGGCTTAAACGCCTGCACGACGCTGTAGAGACACCAGAACGCCGAGAGGCTGATGCTGCCTGTCGGTGCCTGTGCCGTCGTGCGTAGCGCATCCAACATATTGAGCTGATCCACCCACGGGATTTTCGGCTGGCTCACCGTGTTTTCCAGCAGCGTTTCCCAAATGATGCGGCTCGTTCTTTTGCGATTTAAGTTAATCATGCTAATTTCTCCCTATGTCAACCTTCGTCTTTTTCCACGTTGGCACCGATCTTTCAATGCCAACGGCTATGGTGGCGTCGCTTCGGAAACACAATCCCGGCGCTGAAATCATCCAAGTTACCGACAACGCGACCCCCACCGTCCCGGGCGTCACATGGGCGCACCCGACAAGCGGTGACCCCGCGCATCTGATGCTTTGGCGCACGCAAGCCTTTGCAGCGTTGCAGCTCGCCCAGCCTGCGCTTTACATGGACACCGATATGCTGGTGCGCAAACCCATCCACCCCGAGCTGCTTTTGGGCGAGGCCATCATCGCGGTCTGCCGACGCACGTTCATGCGCGATGCGATCTTCAACGTCCACCAGCGCGGGCAGGAGTATTCCGAATACGCTGGGAAAACGCTGGACGAGATTTACCCGTACCTTGGCTGCGCGACCATCACCCCCGATGCGGGCGTGTGGGTCAATTTGGCCGAGCGGTACGCCGCCCTGCCCGACAAGTTCAAAGCGTGGTACGGCGATCAGGAGGTTTTGCGGGATTACGTCAACAGCCTCTCGCCGCTTTTTGTGCGCAAGCTGGACGAGTACCGTTATGCCTGTCTGCCGGAACATTTCGCCGAGTTCCCCTCGCCCGTCATCGCCCATTACAAAGGCAAGCGCAAAGCACAGATGTTCACCGACGCTGCTCTGGCTTGATGGCATCGTCGTATAACGCCCAGAGATCGCGTATAGCGGCCTCTGCGTCACGGGCGACGTAATACTCGCCCCTGCCCTCAAAGACGTTCTTAAACGCTTCCTGCGCCTCCCGTAGCCGCCCCGTCGGCATCTTGATCTCTACCCAGCACACCCACGATTTGCCATCGGGTAGCAGCTTCGTCACGAGTTTGTCGGGGATGCCTTGGCCTGCCTTACCGAAATCGGTGACCGTAAAGCCTGCCTTGCGCAAGGCGTCGGTGATGATGGCGTCGTTGCCGTCACGGCGGGCGGCGTGTCTCATCGCTTTTTCAGCACCCACATTTGCGGGTAATAGTACATCTCGCTGAACGTCCCGGCTTTGCCGTCCACCATGCGCGATAGTTCGTCAAAAAGCGACAGCATCAACCGCCTATCGTTTGGCTTTTTGCCACCAAAGTGCTGATTAAACTTTGCGGTGTACTCGGGGTTATACGTGCAGCTCATATCCTCAATGACGTAGTAGCCGCCCGAACGCACCCAGTTCTGGCAATGCACCAACGTACCTACAATGTCCTCGGCAATGTGGCTGCCGTCGTCCACAAATAGGTCGTAGTTTTTACGATCCAGCGTGCGAGCGTCGGCAATGGTGATTTTGACGTTTGGCAGGTCTTTGCAGAGGTTTGCGCAGTCAGGGCGTATGTCAAAGCCCTCAATGCTGCTCTGCGGTAGGTAATTCGCCCACATCCGCAGGCTTGCACCACACGCCACACCGATTTCGCCTACCCGCAGCTGTGCGGTTTTGCGGTTTGGCGTCAGGTCGGCAATCAGTTTTTCGTAGACCTTCGTGTAACCGTGCTTGATGTTGCCTTTGTCCGAGCCGTAGAGGTCGGCAAGGCCCGTGAGCGTAATTTCCGTAAGGTCAACTTCACCCGTTTGCGGCGCGTATTCTTCCGGCGTGACGGTATCAAGGTAACGGCGTACTCCTCCGCGCTCCTTGCCTCGTTGATGCAGCGAATCAGCCATATTTTCCACCATATTTGGTTTGATCGGTATTTATTAAGCGGCGGCACGCGCATGGATTTTCTTCACGCCCCGCTCGCCCCAGAACTGGCAGATCATTGCTATGAGGCAAGGATCACCCGCCACCAGCTTTGCATCCGCTTCTCGTAGAAGATCAGCCACCCGCTCCCGTAGCCACTCCATCCGTTCGTCGTGGCCGGGTTCGTCATTTCTGACGTTGTAACGCGCAAGGAGGGCATCCGCGAGTTTGAGTTTAGCGAGCGGTTCACCAAGGCGCTTGTCCCACTCCCGGGCGCAACGATCCTGCGTTTGCTGCCAGCGTTCGTTGTCAGCGGCTACTTGCTTGTCAGTCTTGACGGGTTTTTCGCCGAACCCGGGCTTGGACTTTTTGAGGTCAAACAGCCCTTGCCATTGGTTACTGACCGACTGGTTAACAACTTCTTCTTGATCGTCACCGTACTTTGCCAGCTTCATCTGCATCGCATGGAGTGAGGCTTCCTTGATCGGCTTGCGTATCGCCTTGCGGAAGGCTACCCACCGCTCCCATGCCACAACGTCTAATCCTTCTACCATGTGATTACCCTCTAAACCCTGATGACTGATGGTGATTCCGCACGGTTGAGACGGAGTACGCCTAACGTGGATCGTGCGGAATTGATGACTGACGGAGCCATCCGCTGTCGGCTACTTTTGCTCAAGGTTCGTCCCCTTGAGTGCCATTTGCGCTTCCCGACTGACGCCGCGCACCTACAGGCTGGCTGCCCCGGTGTAGGTTTAAGGTCACTCTGCGCGTGGTTGCCCCGACCAGAATGCCCGAGTAGTTGGGCGTGGTGGGGTGGTTGACACGACTAGAACAGTCAGTCAGACTTCCATCACGCTTTAACCGCAAATCAAGCGTATTGCCAATCCCCGGCAGCGTCAAGCCCTCCGCCTCACCCTCGGGGGGTTTGTCGTTTCTGGCCTCCGTGAAACGCATTAGCGGCCCTGTGGGGGCTTTACCTGCCCTGCCTTCAGTTGCCACAGCCTTGCCGCTGGGATCGCCCCAGCCTTGACCCATTGCTGCACCGCAGCCCGGGTAACCCCGAAAGCCTTGGCAACAGCGTATTGGGAACCGTATCGCTTGATGAGTTGTTGCGGTTTCATGGAAAAGAAGGATAGGGGGGTTGACACCCTATGTCAAGGCAACTATCCTATCAGCGTTGACACACACAACAGGAGCAACAGAGATGCTTACAACCACCACCATTGTCCTGCTTGGCGTAGCCTTTGAGGCTGAAGTTGAGTACGCCGTACATTATGGCGATCCCTCGGTTGGCGTACCCGAGACGCTAGAGATTTGCAGCGCGTACATCCTCGGCGTGTACCCCGACGGTATTGACAGCAGCGACAAGAAATCCAACGCGGTCTACGTCAATTACAAGTGCGATCTTGAGTATCTGACGATTGAGGAATTTGACACGTTGGAAAACTCTTGCTGGAACCACTACCGCAAGGTGCAAGAGGAGGCGTGGGACGTATGAAGCGCAGCAAACTCGCCATTTTTGGCATCGTCATCATCTACCTGCTGGCTGCTCTCGTTGACCCCTGCGACGGTCACTCTTGCGATACGGAGGTGACGCATGGAACCCGATAACGTCTGGCAAGACGACGACAGTTGGTGGCATCAGCAAGATTTGGAATTACAACAGCGCGAAGAAGAAGAACGCATTGAGGCTTGTAACCGCGCCATCGCAGCATTAACGGAGAACAACCATGAAGGTGTATGAAAAGATCGCGGCGATCACCGCCGAGTTGAGTAAGGTCGGTATTAGCAAAGACAGCAAGAACCAGTCGCAAGGTTACAAGTTCCGCGGCATTGACCAAGTGTACGGGGCGCTTTCGCCCCTCCTTGCCAAGCACGGCCTTTGCATCTTGCCCCGCGTGACGGCACGCGAGGTGGTGGAGCGGCAGAACCGTCAAGGCACAGCGTTGTTTTACGTCACGCTCACCGTGGAGTTTGATTTTGTAGCCGCCGAGGATGGCAGCAAACACACGGTCGTCACGATTGGTGAGGCAATGGATAGCGGAGACAAGGCGAGCAACAAGGCCATGTCTGCTGCTTATAAGTACGCCGCCTTCCAAGCGTTCTGCATCCCAACCGAGGGCGACAACGACGCCGATGCCACGACGCACGAAGTTGCCGCGCAAGACCCCGAGGTGCTGGCGCAGATCGCTGGGTGCGATAGCAAGAAGGCGTTGCGGGCGCTGCTTAACGATCTGCCCGTCCCGGTGCGTGAACTGCACATGGATGCGTTTATGGCTCGCAGCAAAGAGGTGCAGTAATGGAACAGCGCACAACCGAATGGCATCAAGCACGGCTCGGCAAAGTCACGGCCTCCCGAGTATCTGAAGTTATTGCCAAGGGCAAAGGCGCGACCCGGGACAGCTACATGGCTGACCTCATCGTGGAACGGCTAACGGGTCAAAGGGGCGGCGGGTTTTCTACCGCGCACATGGAGTGGGGTACGGAGCAGGAACCCCACGCTAGGGCCGCCTACAGCGCCCGTACAGGCGAGTTGGTTGAGGAGGTGGGGTTTATCCAGCACCCTCGTCTTGAACATGCTGGCGCGTCCCCTGACGGCCTCGTAAACGATGAGGGGCTGGTGGAGTTCAAATGCCCTGCGACCAGCACCCACCTTGACACGCTGCTGGCTGGCGAGGTGCCGACCAAGTACATCCCGCAGATTCAGTTTCAGATGGCTTGCACGGGGCGTAAATGGTGCGATTTCGTGTCTTACGACCCTCGGCTGCCCGAACACCTGCGGATGTTCGTCAAGCGCGTGGAGCGGGACGACAAATACATCACGACATTGGAGGGCGAGGTTAAGACTTTCCTTGCCGAGTTAAACGAGAAACTGGAAAAACTACAGGAGTTAAACCGTGGCTAATCAATACGACCCGAACATGCGTGGCGTGCTGTTCAAGAACGACAAGAAGGGCAATGAGAAACGCCCCGACTACCGAGGATCGTGCGTCATCAACAACGTGGACATGAACGTATCAGGTTGGATACAGGCCAGCAAAAAGACGGGCGATAAGTTTATGTCGCTACGGTTTGAGGCCAAAGGCGAACAGCCAAAGCCGAAAGCCGCGCCTGCGATGAGCGAAGATAATTGGTCTGACCTTGATACACCCTTCTGACTTTGAGGCAAGGTTTAGGGCAAGTCGCCCAGCAGAGATTGTTGTGGCGACGTACCTGCTGAACCGTGGGCATACGGTGACGCTGCCAAAACGTCGCATGGCCCGTGACTTTGCCGACCGAAAGGAATACGCCGACAAAGGCGATGTGTATGCGTCGGGTAAGCGGATAGAGGTTAAGCACATCAAGCATGACTTTCAGTACGAAGCGTGGCCGTTTGAGACGGCTGCGATCTGTGCCAAGAAGTCCTTTGATGCGGCTGATCCGCGCCCTGATTACTACTACATCGTCAATGCAAGTCTGACCGTGGCGGCACTCGTAGATGTACGCACCACGTTCCCCGACTGGATTGTGCGGAAAATCACCGACAAGGAGCGCGGGTACGACTACGACGTTTATGCCGTGACCCCCGAATATCTCGCATGGCGTTACATAGACTTTGAGGAACGACTGTGAAGCGCATATTCCCGAAAGGCACGACGCCACAGCAGATGGCGGTTGCCGTAACGCGCATGATGCAGGGGTTAGACCCGCAGCGCGTGTGGGCGGTGGAAGTGGCCGAGTGGAAAAAGCCTAAAACGTCGCAGCAGCTGGCCTATTTATGGGGTGTTGTTTACCCGATGATTATGGAAGCGGGCGGCGAGGCGCTCAAAGGCTGGACACGCGACGATCTGCATGAGTATTTCTTGGGTGAGGTGTTTGGTTGGGAAACGCTCACAGGGCTTGGCAAGAAACGTATGCGCCCGTTAAAGCGCACCTCGCGCATGACCCAGCAAGAATTTACCGAATTTCTGCACGGCATTGAAAACCGGCTGATAGAGCTTGGTATTGGGCCGTTACCGGAGCCAATTTATGTTTCGTAAAAAAGGTTTAGTATGAATTTCTGGGCTGATACGCCATACGTCACGGCTCATGTGCGTAACGAGTTCTTGCACGACCATGAGAAGGGCAAAGGCGAATTTACCCTCTGCACCGTGTTTGGTTTTCGCGCTGAACCCATGCGCGTACCCATGTTTCAAATCATGTTGGAGTCAGGCGCACAATGGGCGCGTATCCCGATCCACGCGCTGTGTAGCAAGCCCTGCCTAGAAATGGCGCTGCCGCTTGTTGTGTGGTGGGATTCGTTCAGCCGCAACTGTCAGGTCAAGGAGGTGGCGTTCCTGCGTAACCACCGGGTCAAGGCGATAGGCCGTGACGGGGTACAGCGCCCGGGGACGTATTTGATGACAGTATTCTGGTGCGACGGCGGTTGGAGCGAGGTGCCTGACCAGAGCAAAGACCACCACATCATCGCTTTAGACTCGGGGCAATGGATTGCCTACCCTAACAATAGGTTGTTATGGGCTGACCCGAGCTGGATCAACGGGGAGGTGCCGAGGGATTGGCGCTCCCCGTCAACTAACTACAGCGTGGAAGGTATGCCGTGAAAACGATTCTGGAGGCATTACAGCGGCTTTGGACGGTAGATTGGCGTCATGTGCCGCCCCCTAACTGGGCCTGCTCACGGCGGCGCACAGGAGGGCAATACTGGTGATTATAGATACCGAAAGCCCGCCGGGGGCATGGAAAACGGAAATGGAGCGGATGCCGTGGAGGTTCAGTCAGCAAGTCAAGGTTGAGCAAGCGTTGGCGGCAATGCGCCAAGCGGGCTTGGCCGCTGAAGCAACGACGCTGGCATTGGAAATACGCACGCTCAAGAACGAGCTAGAAACATTGCGCGTTCGTCTTGACGGCGCTTAACCAACCCCGGTAATACCCGCCCTGCCGCCTTCGTCCACATCAGGAAGGCGTCAGCAGCGCCCTCTACGTCCCCTCGGTTGTAGCGCATCCGTATGCTGCTGCGTTGGAGGTTCCCAAGTCCGACGTTAAAGGCAAAACTCACCAGAGCATCAAATTGCCCTTGGCTATTAACAGCAGCAGGGCAATATCGGGCCACGCCACGCTCAAACCGCTTAAGGTCTTGAGCAAGGATAGCGTCAACCTCTCCCATAGAGAGGGCGCGATCCCAGCCATCGGGTATCGGTAGGTTCTTCCGATCCTCATACTTCACCGCTGCGTGGGTTGGGTCAATAACGTGTCCGACTCCGACCGTCCATAGCAGAGCCGGACACCGATAAGGGCGCATCCGTACGCCCTCATGATGCTTGATCATCGCCTTTGCGGCGTCGGATACCTTCATTTCTGGCTAAAGGCGCGACCACCAAAATGAAAGGCAATGATGCTGGCAAGAATTGCCATTTCATCCTCGGAAAATACGTTTTCTAGCGCAATCGCAAACGGTACGCCTTGGTTCCACGCGTACCACATACCAGCGATGTTGATGATGACAAGCTCTAGCACAAAGATGTAGGTGACGACCGGACGCACCGAGGCGCGTAGGTTAATCATCCATTGGCTTGCGCCCTCGCCAATCTTCATGTCGTGTTCATAGAGCGCCACACGTTCCTCGGTAGCGGTCTGCGTCTGGATTTGCTCCAGCTTGATTTCCTCAACCCGTGCCTGCGCGATAAACCCACGTTCTGCGAGGGCTAGTTCACGCTCTTTCTGTGCGGCAACCAACGCAAGCTCATGCTTCTTGTCCTGCCGATCTTGGAAAATCGCAAGAATCTTGGGCAGACCACCCGCAAGGAACGACAGGAAGGTGCTAACCATCGTCATCATTTGGAAGCCCTCACTACGTCATCGCCCTTGGTGACGGTCACGTGGTCGCCCTCTACGTCTACCCGCATCGGCTGTTCCTTGCGGTCAAGTTTGTCTAGTTTGGCGATCAATTCCTTAATCACCTCAAACTCGGGCTTTTCTTCCTTTTCTACGGTGCCAGCAATAGACGCCAGCATGGAGATAAGGGCGGTCAGCGAGGCACCGAGCAGCCCCATCACGGCGGCGATCTTGTCGCTATCCAACGCAAGGCTAGACAACACACCGATCACTACAATGGCGGTGATGTACTTGAGGCCGTCCTTACCGATAGCCTTGCCCGCTACGTCCTTGGCGCTGCTGTTAGCTTCAAGGCGCTGTAACTCGGCCTTGATCTGCACTTTCAGCAGTTCAATGTCCTCGCTCATTTAATCGCGTCTACCAGCATCACGGCCATGCTGCCAAGCGCACCAATCAGCACAAGGATGACCGTGCCGCCGACAGAAATAACCAATCGCTCAAGACGCTTCAGCCGAGCGTGGATGGCCTCATATCGGACTGCACAAACATCAATGTGGCTGGTGACGGTCACTTCTAGCTCTTGCACCGATGTCACGGCATACCCTCAACGACAACCCACGACTGCGTGGCCTCGTCCCACGAATACATCTTGGGCGGTTCGCCCGTGCCAGCGTCAGCGGGCATCGGCACCGGAGCCTGCCAGTTGCAGTCGGCGTCCAGCGTCCATGACGGATACGGCTGCGGCGGGATGAACGCATCCAGCGCGGCATCGTACTTGTAGCCGATCCCGGCGTAGTGCTTGCGGATGTTGCCGTTGTAGCTCGTCTGCTTCCAGTTGCCGCCGAGCAACTTCTGGCAGAACGCCACGCCGATGCTTTCCAGTTCGTTGCCGTCAGCGTCAGCCGTGTCCTTGTTAGCGACAACGATGACCTGCTGAACCACGTTGTTTTCGTCAAGCCTTGCGAAATGTGCCACTTGGGTTACTCCTTCAAATGCAAAGCGGTGAGACTTTCTTCCTCACCGACATAACCAACCGGGAAAGTGTTGAACGATAGCGATACCCGCTCCTGCTGCACGGCTTCCACCATGTGCGTCAAGTGCGAGGGAAACAGCATCAAGTCACCGGCACCGACCTCAAACCACCACGATTCTGAGTTGTGCAGGTTCCAGTTGTCCGTCGGCAGTTTGATCTGCTGGTAGCCGTCGCGGTAGAAATAGATCTTGTCGCGCTCGCGTGCGGCCTTCATGTAGAGGACGCCGCTGATGAAGCTGTTGGGATGCGCGTGCTTGTGGTGCCATTGACCGGGCTGGCAGTAGTTGAGCCACGATTGCGTCACGCGTAAGCCCACCTCGTTCTTCGGGGCGTAGATACTTTGTAGATACGCATGGACGCTCGCTTCTACGAACGCCTTGAGGTTTGCCATCGTGTCGTGGCGCAGCACATAGCGGTCGTTGCTCGTCGTGTTGCCTTGGTTCTTGTGCGTCTCTTGCGAGTCCACAAAGGCAGTTTCCTCGGGGCTGAAGTCGCGCCCGAGTTCAAACTTGGCAACCGCCGTCGGGAATATGGAATACAGATTCACGCGACCGCCTTTTCAATCTGCTCAACATAGTCCTCAAACGCCTTCTGCTGCTCGGGCAATAGGATCGTCGGCACCGCGTCCTCAAGTTCCTTAATCTTCTCAATCGTGAACATGATCTCGTCCCACGAGGGCTTCGGTCGCGGGTCTTCCCAGCGGGTGATTTCGCGGTTGCTGATCTCCCACTTTGCACCGGGACGCAGCAAGTGCATCGCGGTATCAATGCCCATGAGTTGATAGGTTTTCATGTGAAGTTGACCTTGAGAATTACGATACCGGAGCCGCCTGCTGCGCCACCCGGCGTAGCACCAGCAGATGCTTGCGACCCACCGCCGCCACCACCGGTATTAGCCGTGCCTGCGACTGCGTCGGGGCCGCCGTCTTTGCCACCGTCACCGCCACCGCCCGCGCCGCCCGTACCTTTAGTGCCGGTAAAAGCACCGCCGCCACCGCCGCCTGCGTAGGTTGCAGACGAGCCGGATATAGACGAAGCCGTACCGGCACCGCCGTTACCGCCATCATTAACGGCGGGCGTATCACTTCCAACTGCATTAGCGCCACCACCGCCTGCGCCACCATTGTTACCGCCCGGCGTATTGGCGCTGCCGCCGTTGTTGCCTTGGCTTGGCGCTGTGCTAGGCGTATTTCCGGTGCCGCCTGCTTTAGGCGTTCCAGACGCACCGCCGCCACCGCCAGAGCCGCCATTGGCTCCTGTGCCGGGGCTAGACCCACCATCTCCGCCACCACCACCGCCCGCAGACGTTATGGTGCTAAATACAGAGTCGCTGCCAGAAGCGCCACGATTGTTTGGGTTTGCACCGCCCGCACCGCCGCCGCCTACCGTTATGGTGTACTCGGTGCCAGCGGTAATGCTTAATGCCGTTCCTGTACGGAATCCACCCGCACCTCCACCACCACCGCCACCGCCACCCGCGCCTCTTGATCCACCTCCCGCACCACCCGCTACAACGAGGTAGTCAACGCTCACCGCGCCAGCAGGTGCAGTCCAGTTCTGCGATGACTTGAAGGTGAAGATTGAGGCAGAGCCGATGTTGTATTTGATGATGACGATGCCGGAGCCGCCTGCTGCGCCATTGGTGTTTGGGTCTTGATGCCCACCACCACCGCCGCCTCCGGTGTTAGCAGTTCCAGCAGTTGCTGTTCCCGGCGCTTTACCTGCTGCACCACCGCCGCCAGCGCCACCAGAGCCACTTGCTCCTGCTTGATATGCGGCACCACCACCGCCACCAGCATACGTTACCGATGCGCCAGAAATTGATGACGCTGTGCCAGCACCGCCATTGCCGCCACCCGTTCCAGATGTTCCATTTGCGCCGACAGCAGAAGCACCGCCGCCACCGCCACCGCCGTAATAAGGCGCTGCCGGCCCTGCTACAGCCGCATTATCACCGCCATTATTTCCTTGGCTTGGTGATACAGACGGGGTGTTTCCCGCGCCACCGGGGCCAGCAGGGCCAGCAACACCGCCGCCGCCGCCTGACCCACCGGCTTTTCCATCTTCATCCCCTGCTGGGGTTCCAGAACCACCGCCACCACCGCCGCCGGTAGAAGTGATCGTGCTGAAGATTGAATTGTTGCCATTAGAGGCGGCACCAGTTGTACCGCCGCTACCGCCGCCGCCAATGGTTACGGTGTAATCCGTACCAGCCGTAACAGATAGCCCGGTGCCAGTTCTAAACCCACCAGCACCGCCCCCGCCACCAGAAAATCCACCACCGCCACCACCCGCCACCACAAGGTACTCAACCTCGCTGACGCCGCTCGGGGCAGTCCATGTGCCGGTAGAGGTGAACGTGGCTACGACAGACTGTACGGGTACGGTGTACTTGAGGATGACGATGCCGGAGCCGCC